AGCCAGCAGTCCATGCTCGCGCACTGACATTGTGACGGTAGTCGTTCCAGCTTGTGACGCTGATAGTACAGGTCTTCCGTTCGGATACCATTCAAGTGCCTGCTGACCATCGCGGAACAACATCACCTTGTCGAACAACTGGATCATCTCACTATCCACGCCAATAGCCTGTCCAGATGGGTAGGGGATGTCCGTGATAGCAGCAGATCCAAGACCCGCCTCGATTCCAGCCAGATCGATCTTCTTAGCCACGGTATCCATTGCAACAATAATGAACTCCTTGTTGTTCGTATTTGGATCGCTAAATAGACAGGAAGCTCTCACGTTGGCATTTGCTACGTCATTGATCACCATCTGGGATAGTGTGCCATCTTTATCCACAGGAGCAGTAGTGACCCCAGCAATCGTGTAGCTCAGTCTGTTTACATCGACATAAGTCAGCAAGTAACTACCGTTGAACGAAGCGTCCAGTCCAGCAATCGTAGCCCATCCAGTAGTACCAGCAGCAAACCCGTGGGCCGTAACAGTGATACGCACAGTCCCAGTGGATGGGACATCTACAAAGGAAATAGTCTTTGAAGTTGATTTGATCACCTCTGACATTGGGGAAGCAGCAGAAACCGTATATGGGCCGACACCGCCAACCAGTGGGTAAGTAATACTCGATCCGCTTGCAGTTGTTGCCGTGAAAACACCATTAGGATTGGTTCCAGACGTGTATCCAATTCCAGAAATACTCAATGTCGCTCCACTAGCTAATCCATGAGCAGATACCGTTGTTAACGTCACAACCCCGCTAGTAACAGAAGCAGCAGTAATTCTTATACTTGTCCCAACTAAATAGAATGGCAACTGCAATGGAGTCTGACCAGTGGTCAAGGCATCAGTCAATTTTGCTACGTTCTTGCGGGGCTTCCAGTAGCCCTCCATACGACCATTCAAGGATTCACGAACCTCACCCTCTTGGAGCTGATTCAATTGAAGCCTTTGGTTGACGGAAAAGAACCCACGGTCAACGTCTTCGCTGATCGGCTCGTCCAGTCCACCCACTGAGCGGAATTGAGACATTACAGGGTGTAAGCCAAGATAGTGCCAGAAGTGATCGTGATGCTCGTGATGATACCACCAAAGCCAAACCCAGCAGGCAACGTGATGCCAGCAAAAGAAGTATTCGGATTAGCACCGCCAACACCAAGAACATTCCCAGTCATGCTCGTGATCACGGTATCAGCCGCAACAAGCACCCATCGAAAGTTACCCGTAATAGTCGTCGAGCCAGTTGCCGTAACAGCACCCATCTGACCCTGTAGTTGATATGAATCTCCACGCATAGGGACATTCACTGCAAGATAATTTACAACGTGTCAAGGGGACTTGTGCAGGATGCCTCTAAATGCTCTCAGGATCGACGTAGGGACGCTTGAACGGGGATTGGGTGTATGTGGGCTAGAGTCGGGGCTAGAGTGGCGTAGAGTGGCCGATTGCAATAATTTTTAAAGGGGTAGTTAATCAATACTATAAATCCAGCCGCAAAAAAAGCTGACCCCCTCCCCCCTACCCTTCAAGCATGGCGCAACTTGTTACAATAAGACTAATGCTTGGTCCTGTTCCACAGATCACCACTGACTTATAGCGACTTGTAACGATCGAATCGTGGAACACTAGGACAGCGCAAGGAATAGCTATGGCAGGACAAAAATCTACATGAACAAGGCAAGAATTGCAGGATGGATGGCGGGAAAAGCGAGGTCGGGCGCGGTGGAATTTTCTCTTGGCGAAGGTGGACCGATTCCTTTCCTCATTCCCTCATCCATCCCTTATTCAAAACCTTGTGCCTTTTCACAAGAATCATGGCCAACATCTCCGCTTGAACTCCTAACCCCATCAGATACCTCTCATTGTCCCGAGGATGCCCTGTGGCCTCTCGCAATCCCTTCCCGGTGTCATTGTCCCATAAAACGCCCCAAGCTCCTCACGTGCTCAAATGAACACCTGAAAGCTTTTTATTTATTTTAGAAAATAATCCTTGCGCTAGTCAAATCCCCGTGCTTTACTCCCTATGTCGCCGCGATTGCGGGACAATCCAAACCAATCCAAACCATGACACAACCAACAATAATCGCAATCGTTTACATCCTTGGCCTCGTGGCCATCGCTCACACTTTGGGCCATCACCCACTTGTCGGCATCCTTTGGGCTTTCGGGGCTGCATCGATGGGTTTTTTAATCTACGTCGCCTACATCATTCTCACAGCTATCATTCGCACCGCTTGAAATAATCAATACACAATCCACACTGAAAAGATGAAAACTACATTGTCCACCACGCAAGCTGCTTACATGTTACTCGACGACGAGGACGCCAGTTGGTCCAGAGCCGGTGCCGTTGCGCTCTGTGAATATCTCGAAGAGTTCGAAGACGACATGGGAAATGAAGAAATTGAATTCTGCCCGGTTTCCATCCGTTGCGAGTTTTCCGAGTATGACAGCTTGGAGGATTGGGCGAGCGAATACTTTGCGAATCACGTGCAAGCCGTCTTTGAATTGAAACTAAATATTAATGGCGATGGAAAGATTGAAGAAACCGACGACGATGTCGATAATCAAATCCGCGACTATATCCGCGACCGTGGCCAGCTCATCGAGTTTGACGGTGGAATCATTGTTTCCTCGTTTTAACCAATCCACACAATCCACAGCATGAACTTAGAAAACAAATCACTCGCAGAAATCGCCGCCATCATCCGCCAAGATTGGCAAAAGGTCAACTTCGCGGCCAAGCCTTATCTTGAGGCCATGCAATCCCTTCACAGCGTCAAATCATCCTTTGGATACGACACGGGCAAGAGTGTGGTTCTTTATTTTCTCAGCAATGCCTCATCATGGCGAGGAGAGACTGCAAAGGCCGTTAAGCTGGAACTTAAAAACAGAACCAAGTAAACCCAATGGAAACAAAACCGAATTTTATCTATAACGCGAACGAGCCTATCCCATACGGGGAAACTGTCCGAAAGGTCAAGGCGTGGGCGAGACGTTTGCAAGCTCGCACTGGTCGGCAAGTCTACTATTCCGTCAAAACTAGCAAAGTGGAGATTTACCATAGCGGTATTGATACGAAATCACACAATAAAGCCGTGGAGTCACTCGCGCGGATACTAGGCAAGGTGCAATTAGTTTCCCATACCCGCTGAAAAAGTCGAAACGCCTGCGGGCGTCGTCGGATATTGTCCGGCCTGATGAGACTAAAATAAACTAACGCACAAAAGAAATGAAACTATTAAATAACGGAAACGCAAAAACAAGCAAAGGCGAAAAGCGCGGCTTTATCACCTACGGAATCCACCTTGCACCGAGCAACCTATCAGGCTTCAACGTTTGCAAGGATGCATCGGCGGGATGCGCGGCGGCTTGTTTAAACACGGCAGGACGTGGTGCCATGTCATCGGTTCAACTCGCAAGGATTGCCAAGACAAAGCTCTTTTTCAATGACAAAACTTGTTTCCTCGAAATGCTTTGGGATGAAGTGGACGCGGCCATCCGGTCGGCAACGAAAAAGGGAATGACTCCTTGTTTTAGGTTGAATCTTACAAGCGATCTACCATGGGAAAAGATCAAATTCAACGGGTCGAATATTTTCGATTCCTTCCAAGGCGTGCAATGGTATGATTACACGAAAAGCGAGGAAAGAGCGTGCAATTTCGCTGCTGGTTTACTTCCAAGCAACTATCATCTGACTTATTCCCGCAGCGAAGTTTCCAACGTGATGGAATTGACGGCTCTTTTGCAATCCAAGGTAAACGTCGCAATTGTTTTCGCCGATAAGCTTCCGCTGACTTGGCAAGGTTTCCAAGTGATCGACGGCGATTCCGACGATTTAAGATTCCTTGATAAGCGCGGGGTCGTGGTCGGCCTGAAAGCCAAAGGCAAAGGCAAGATTGATTCCACTGGTTTTGTCCTACAACCGGAGGGATTGATGCACGCATGAGGCGAAAACTTTGGGTTATCCTGCTATTGCTTGGGCTGGTCCTGACTGTTTCCTCCATTGCCCTGCCTAAAGCCCTAGAATTCGTCTCTCTTTCCATCGGCTTTTTCTTGGCCATGCTAGGCGCTGCCAGCAAGTAAGCAAAAACAAAAGTTTCCCCATGGGTTAGCCTGTGGGGTTTCTTTTCGTCTAAAATTCCGGACTTTAAGCCAATTTCTAGCCATTCTAACACTTCCCGTGTGGACCCGTCCGTTTGAAACCGCCCGTTTAGAACCGTCCGTTTAAACAAAGAACCCCAGAAGGTTTCCCTCCTGAGGTCTAATCATTACTAACTTACTAAGGTTATTAATCTTCTGGTTTGATCTGCCACTTCTCCAATCGATCTGCCAATGCCCTTAGTTGAATAATTGTTTCGTTTGCTTCGTCCACATGGCAGGCGCATGAATCTGTAGCACACTTGAATAGTTTGCTCCAAGGTATGACAAGTTGCTCCTCGTCGTACTTGAAGAAACGGCCATCAACATAGAGCATTGGCTTGATCCCGTCCTTGTCAAAGAACAGCGGAGTGTCATCGCAGAATGAGAGTTCTACTTCTTTTGTTTTTGTCATTTTCATTTTCATATTATTGTCAGTTGGTTGATTTGATCTCGTCAGTACTGGAATTACCAGCAGACCACTCTCGTGGTTTCGATCTTTCAAACGTAGGTTTCCCAGCTTCCACCGTAGTAGGTACGTTCCGTCATTCCTAGTTCCTTCCGTGCGATGTTGATCCGCTCCTGAGCCATGCTGCTGCGGGACTTGAAGTAATCCATCGTGTGAGACTCGCTCCATGCCGCAAAGTCACTGCACCACCGTGTGAACCTCCATTGGTGGCCGACTGGGTACATTCCTGATACGCGGTTTTTTGCTAGGCTGATTGCTGCTTCTTTTGTTTTCATGTTGTATTGTTGTGGGAGAGTCAGATTGCAAAGGATTGTTTGAACGATGAGAGCGCGGATCGTGCTTCATCACCACGAAGTACGGCTTGATACCATGGCCCTTGGCCAATCCAGTCCTCTTCAAGCTTTAACCTAGCGTCCTCGTCTTCTTGTGAGATGACATGAGCTAATGTTGGTGAGCACAGGATAGTTGTAGTGCGCTCTCCAAGGTTCCTCTCGAAGCGTGCAAGTCTGCCTTGCATACCGAGATAAACTCCCTGATTTGTTAATGTTCCGACTTGCATGGTAACTTGCGTGGTGACTTGCGTGGTTGCGTTCATAGTGTTTGGTGTCAGCGTCGGCTGACTGGAATCAACCTAGGGCATCACCTTACCAGTGTCCATATTATTTTGCAGAAAAAAGAACTATTCCCACCAATCCCTTATTCTACAAGGCTTGCAGAGCAAAAATAATTTGATCAAAACACGAAAAAGCCCCAGCAGATTGCTCCACTGAGGCCAAGTTCCTACCCTGAAAAGTTGAAACTACTGCTCTGTTTTCTCAGCGAAAAGCGATGTGCTTGGGCGGTATTTCATGCGCCACTGCATCCGCTTTACTGCTCGTTGAATCATTCGTCGAAATCCCTCGTGGTCTGTCCCTCTCAGCTTAGAAAGCTCGGACGGTTTGTTGTCTGTGTCTTGTTCCATGTGATTCTGTTCTGCGCTTATAGTTGAGATCGTCAATAAAAATTATTGAAATCTTTGCATCGACCCGTTGAGGAGCAATGGAAGCACGGTATCACGCCGCCCATTTCTCATCTTCCCGATCTTTAAGCCATCATCGCAGATGTAAAGCAGGGCATCAGCATCTTGCTCAATCGCTCTCGATTCTCTGGTTTGATTTTGTTCGTTTAACTGAGTAGCCGTGACGACTGGGCAATTGTGACGCTTTGCAAGTTGCTTGCATCTACCAGACGTGTTTGCGACCTCCTCCTCTCTTGACTTCTTGGACTTGGCAGGTGGATCGACAATTTGCATATAATCGATTCCGATATAGTCGAGCTGACCCTCGTTAATATCCCTGATTCTCTGGGATTCGGCTTCTATGGTAGCCATAGTTTGGTTGGCAGAGGCATCGATGTACAGCTTGAGCGTTGCCAGCAATTCACAGGCAGATTTGATCTTATCCAGATCTCGCTTCAATGCTTTCCTTGGCTGGGTGATGACTCCGTAGTCCACTCTGGCTATGTAACAGATGATGCGGCTCACGATCTCATGTGTGGTCATTTCCAGAGAGAACAAGGCCACCACTTTCCCGTCCAGCAACAGGTTGCAGGCCATCTGGATAATCAGCACCGACTTGCCTCGGCTGGGCTTTGCGCCAACCACCCACAGTTCGCCACCGCGAATACCTCCACAGATCTCATCAAGTTCTGTGAATCCTGTCGATTCTCCGACTAACAAACCTCGCTTATGATGATCTTGGAACGTCTCGACAAAGTTGCCGATTGCCTGCTTCGCATTGAGCGACCTGCTTTTGCTCCCCACAGCCCCTGTGATGGCTTCGATGATGCCTTTGGCGGTCTCCATAGCCTCGGCACTGTCGGATGCCTCAGAGAGGCTCCTAGAGCCAATGACGTACATCCTGCGCCCCTTCATCTCCTTTAGCGTCTCCAGCCATCCAGTCCACCCCGCTGTGGACATGGAATGCGTTAAAACATCCGTAATGGCTGATGGGCCACCTGCACGATCCAGCAATCCAAGTTCATTCAGATGCGGAACAAATGTCAGAAGGTCGATCTCTCCGTTTGCGTCTCGCTTGAAATCCTTGATCGCCTCAAAAATGATCTGGTTGGTCGGATGCCAAAAACATTCAAGGTCGATACCCTCAGCGAGTGCCTGCCTGTACAGGTTCTCGTTAGTCATCAAGATCGACAAGACTGTTTTCTCTACACCCTCATTGCTGGGCATTGCTTGCGAAAAGTAGTTCATAACGAATAGTTGTCTGAGGTTTGTGGTTTGCGAAAGATTTGACTGGATGGAACATTGATTGCAGTGACGTTTGAGACATTCTCTTCAAAGAGTCCTTCCCAACCCTTCTCGATTGAGTAGGCAATCATCCTGATAGCTCTGATCTCTCCAACACTTGCCAACTTCTTCAGCTGCATCTTGATCGTGGATGGGGTGAGCTTCTTCTTCTTTTCCTTTCGGTAGACGACCCAGTCATTCCAAGCCTCTGCGAAATCTTCAGATTCAAAAGGCAAATTAACCGCGGTGACGCGACTATCCTTTCCTTTCCCTTCCTTCCTTTCCTTCCCTTCCCCTGAGCACGCGTCAGCACGCGTAGTTTCACCCGTGTTTACACGCGTCAAATCGGATGAAAATAAGTCAGGCTGGTGGTACGAAGGCAAATAACTCTCCTGTTCGCGGTTGTTGATGACTTGGTGGCGATGGAATGATGGAACACATCCGTATGTTTTCCCGTCCACTTCGTATTTTTCAATGAAGCTATTTTCATGCAAAATGTCCAAAATGATTTCAAAATCGATATTGTCATATGGAAGAATCTGCACTCCCAACCGACGAGCGTCCCACTTGAATCTTCCTTCACGATCACAGGCGCACCATAGGCCAATAAATGCCAAGCGGACTGGAACATTTGAAATCCTCTCAATGTCTGACAACTCAGCGTGCATAAAAAACTCTGGCTTTACGGTTCTGATCCTCATGGTTCTTCGTTTTCGGTTTGGTTTTGATCATCAATGCACATTGCAGCGCAGGTCAGGTAAAGCATTCCTTCAAGTGTGAGGTCATGGGTGGCGCACAATGTATCAATCGTGTCCCATCCTGCCTGCACCATGCTGATCCTGCGACCAATGAGTTTGTCCTTTTCACGTTTAAGGGGTCTGCCCCGTAGTTTCTTTTCCATTTTGGTTATTTGTCTTTTATCT